GAAAAGTTAAAAAAGGATATCATAGAACTAAAGATGGTGGCGTTGCTAAGAAAGGTTTGTATTATTATATGAACCGAGCCAAAAAAAGAGGCACTAGCAAACCAGGTAAAGGATCTGTTACAGACAAGGCATTAAAACAATCTGCGAAGACAGCTAAAAAATAATGCCGGGAATAGCTTTAAGAGGATATGGCCGAGCTTACATGGCCAAAGGTGGTAAGACACCTGCGTGGCAACGTAAAGAAGGTAAGTCAGAATCTGGTGGATTAAATAAAAAAGGTGTGGCATCTTACAGAGCTGCTAACCCAGGATCCAAACTTAAAACAGCTGTTACAACTAAACCCTCTAAATTAAAAAAAGGATCTAAGGCTGCTAAAAGACGTAAGTCATTCTGCGCGCGTATGAAAGGGATGCGTAAAAGACAGAAGTCTAGCAACAACACAGGTCAAGATAGATTATCTAAATCATTAAGAAAGTGGAATTGTTAAAATGGTAGAAATTGTATTTGCATTGTTACTTCTGCAAGATCATAAAATTATTGAGCATCGTTATCACGAAAGCCTACAAAATTGTTTGAAAGCCAAGCGTTATGCTATGAAAGATAAAAGCGCTAAAGATAGAGTAGTCTATAAATGCATAAAATCTAAGGCAAACGTCGAAGTATACATGGGAGAGAAAAAAATCCTCTCGTTAATTCTTGAATAAAAAATCATACGCATTTTTCCTTAAAAAAAATAGACCTAGAAACAGAGTCGCACAGCAATTAAGTGATGGACGTTATCAACAGCGTGTGGTAAGAAATAAAAAGGCCTATGACAGAAAAAAAATTCAAAACACCGAAAGTTAAATTTGAAACGGAAGTCGTGACGGGTATTTGTGGTGCGTGTAATTTAAATACATTGTTAGTAGGCATAGACAATACATTTTTCAGATGTATAAGTTGTGGTGAAGATCTAGAGCAAAAAGTTAATGGAGTTATTAAGTATATTAGACTTGATAAACACATGGATCTGAGACCAAATGGCAAAGATTAAATTTACTAACTTTACTCCAAGAGATAAGCCTCCAAAAAGACCGAGACGTCATAAAAAAAATTTATCAAAAGGCGAAAAAAGAAGTTTTAAGAAATACAATCGTCAAGGCAGATAATGAAAATACTACTTACAGTTGTAATGTGTTCAGGAATGGCCAACACGTGCCTTCCTCCTCATACTTTTACCGAAAGTTATCCTGATATCTACTCTTGTATGGTGGATGGCTACAAAAAAGCCATGGAAAAGACCATAGAAATAGGGGTTGAAGAGGTCAATAAACATAACATTTATATAAAGTTTGATTGTAAAGAATTTATAATATTAGAAAAAGGTAAACAGACTTAAAACTTGCCTGCCGCGGGTATGATACCCACGGCAAACAAAAGGTGTGAGAAGAGAAGCCAATAATATACTAAAATAATATCCTTGACAAGCCTTGTTTTATTATTATACATTCCCATATATGAGAAGATATAATAATAAAAGAAAGGAAGTAAACAATGGCTGATCCAGCTAAATTTAAGTCAGTATCGGTTTCGATAACGACTTATAAAGTATTAAAGTTTCTAGGCGATGGTAAAATTACAGACGCCGATTTAACTGTAAGTAAAACAATTGAAAGTCTAGCTAAGAAAGAAGGAAAGAAACATGGATACAAGAACGGCAAAAGTGAATAAAACAATTTGTTCACAATGTAAGGGCAACGGTTATGTTCGAATTCTTGTAGAAGAAGGTAGAGAAGAACTAATAGCCGATTGTAACAGGTGTGATAATCAAGGAGAGATAATTGAAGCACAACAATAAATATATCTATCCTAAAACTATCCGCGTCTCGATAGACGGTAAACGTCATTATGATATTAATGATAAAGAAAAGTTACCGTCTGTTACGACTATCTTGGCTAAGACTCAAAGCGCCGAGAAGGCCGAAGGGTTAAGAAAGTGGCGTGAGTTAAAGGGCGAGCTTGAGGCAACGCGGATCGTGGATGAGAGTGCGGCTCGCGGAACGGCGATGCATAAAATATTAGAAGAATATATTAAAGGTGATGGCTATCTTGATTTAACTAATGTTGGTAAAGAAGCACATAACATGGCGATGAAAGTCATAGCTGATGGCTTGTGTAACGTTACAGAATATTACGGTTTAGAATCTACCTTATATTATCCAGGTCTATATGCGGGAGCAACAGATATGATTGGTCTTCATAATAACAGAATGGCTATCATAGATTTTAAACAAAGTAATAAACCTAAAAAAAGAGAATGGGTTGAAGACTATTGTTTACAATTAGCAGCTTATGGTATGGCACATGACTATATGCATAAAACACAAATTGATAAAGCAGTTATCATGATGTGTACTCCAGATAATTATTATCAAGAATTTGTAATTGAAGGAGAAGAGTACAGACAATATAAATATAAATGGTTAGGAAGGGTGAGTAAATATTATGAGCAGAAGCAAAGAACTGACGCAAATAATGAAAAGACTGAATGATTTAGCAAATGCTGCACAGAAAGCAGAGCATCCAGGTATGAAACAAATCTGGACGGATAAATGGTATGCATTAGTTAAACAATATGCAAACACAATAGAAAAACAAAAGGAGAACGTTAAATGAGTATGCGTGTAAGAGATCTACAACAGTATCTCGAGAAATTTACCAGAGGAACTAAAGGAACAGGAGTATCAGATGCTCATGTTTATATAGAAACACAAGATGGACATTTAGAAGAAATTAGAAAAATGGAAGTGCAAGATAGTAAAGTAATAAAAGCTAGTGAACCAGTTAGATTAGTTTTTAAAACAGAATCTATTAAAAGATTTAGAGCACCAACATTTAAACAAAGCTAATGAATCCCAAGGGATGGGGGTGGAAGCGAGAGTGGAAGCCCCTTAATAACAAAGAAAGGAAAAAACATGGCAGAACTAAAAGAAGAACACTTTCTTCGAATTGATGAAAATAAAGATAGAATGCTTCAAACGGAGAAAAAGAAATTGCAACATCAAGTTTTAGACTTAGAGATGACTTTGCATAAAATCAAAAAAGTAATAGAAGAACATGAAAAAAGTAACGATAACAAGTAATGATATTAGTACTAAACAATGGTCTAATTTAATATTAGAGCTTAATCTAATAAGGAAAGCATGGAAACCCCACGCTACTTTAAAATTAGAAGCACGGGGCCTCAATAACATTATTAAGTGGGGAACTACCGTACATTCTGGAAGTAAGACAGATGACGTCTAACCACCTACCGCGCTATAAGAGAAATTCTAGGGTAATTTTTTTTTTCAGTGATAAGAAATATATGGCGGTAGAGGCGGTAGAGTGGTCAAAATCAACTAGAAGTGTTGGTAATGTTGAATAATAGGTCTACCGCGATAGCTTTTTTAGGCGGTAGAGGGCGGTAGATGCAAATAAGTGTTGGTATTGGCTGTTTATTTACAATGTACCCTGCGCGCGAGAGAATTTTTGGTTTTAGTAAAAACAAATTTGCCTAAAAATTTCTCTTATAGTAAAAGAAATTATGAAAAGACTTAAAAAATCTAAATATAAACATGTTGTTATTAAGAAGAAAAAATATTATTTCTACAAAATAACATGGTTGGATATCACGGGAGATGCCGGGCATGCAGACTTACATACAGCAGAAGGCTTTATGCCTTCAGTAATGGTAACACATGCATATTTATTGAATAAAGATAATAAAAATGTTAGAACCTTTGCAAGTTATGAGGAGAATGATGAGTTATTCTCAGACAGAAATGTATTCCCTAAAGGGTGTATAATTAAAATGGAGAAAATAAAACTATGAAAATGATAGATTACTACAAAGATAAGTTTATGATCTGGCAATTACACAACAGAAAAGAAATTGTCTGTTTTGTGGCAGGCCTTATTATTGGCGCAATTCTAATTTAAGTGAAAAATAAAATAGAACAAGAACAATTTGATCTTAATGAAAGCTACAAGCAATCATTGAGAAACAAAGCTGAGAGAAATCCTACACTGACAAAGAACATGCCCCATGTTAAATGGGATCAGATTCCACCATTGAGAGGACCCAATCCTGATGGTATTAAAGCACCATACACTATTACAAAGAAAAAAGTTTAATTCGATTTTCCTGAGGGTTTTAATTTCTCAAGTGATTCTGAGTGTTCTATTGTTATGGTTTTTGATTTATCATTAATCAAGATGTTGTGATCATCTACAATTTTTTTCATTCTATCTTTCAAATCATCTATACTTAAATTATCTAAATTACCTGTCATAATCATCTTTTGATCTACATATAATCCGCCAGCTTTTCCACGTGCAACTTCTGCATTAATGGCTGCAGACCACGCTCCCTTCGCTGTCGCTTCATCTCTTAATTTAGCAAGCTCACCTAAATGTCTTTCAAAGGTAATACCATGCTTCTCTTGAACTTCAGCTCTAAGCTCACCAATGTATTTAACTACTAATGGAGATATCTTTGGGTTCCTCAACTCACTAGCTGCTTGTCTAGGTCTAGTCTTATAACCTGCTTGTAATGCACATTCCGCTGGAGACATACGTCCCTCATTGTAAATAAGCAATTCTGCAAATTTCATTTGTCTTTCAGTTAATTGTCTTGGAACTCCCATAAGATTTGACTTATAACGTAAGCTAGCGTACAAGTCAAATGTGAGATATATCATAATATTAATACTATTATCTGGCTGTGCTAAGGACTATGATTTTAATCCTTTCACCACAGTTATGAGACAAATTTATAAGGCACAGTACGATGAATCCGGAGACAAAACTTTGGAAACTTTTAAAGAAAAACACCCCAGAAATTAGGTGGTCTAGGATAGAATCCTGGGCTGTTCCAGGCATACCAGATTTACTTGGTTACCACGATTCATGCGGATTTTTTACTGTTGAGCTTAAAGTTACAAACACTACAAAAGTTAAGTTTAGTCCACATCAAATTCTCTTTCACACAACACATACAAAACGTAATTTCATCTTGGTTGAACAAGCCCCTAAGGGCTCTCCTCGTTCCATAAAACTTTATGGAAGTACATCGATCCTCGGTCTCCTGACCGATGTTCGCGAGACGCCATGCTTGGCGCTTGATGACTGGCATCACATCAATCGCTTGATGCTTGACGCTCCGTTGGCTTGATGCTTGATGCTTTGCTCGACGCTTGACGCTCAGGCTTGAGGCTTGACGCTTCAGTGGCTTGAGGCTTAAGGCCCGGACCAGGACGCACGCTTGTCGCTTCCGTCGAAGCTTCGTCGCTAATGGCCTGGTCCAGTTTATTACGCTTGCGTAATTCTTTATAATATTTTGGATGTCTAAACATTAATGTTTACCGTATTTTATAGTTTTAATTTCAGGATTCCAGCAATTTCTACAGTCGCCGCAGCTGTTGCCCTGCTGCGGGGCCGGGCACGTCGCGCCTTCTGTCACCACCTCCGAAGAGTTGGGCCAGCTGGCAGGGGCTGTCTGGTCAATCATTGGCGCTGAGAATCTTATAACAAGATTGTCAGGCTTGCTGGCCAGGTGGTCCTTAATCCACGCTTCACGCGTTGGCATCCAGTGCTTGGTGCCTGGTGTTAACCTGCAGACCTCGTATATCTTGTTCAGGTGCTGCACGTCCTGCACGTCTCCGGCGTCATGCCATCTAAAATATTTTTGTCTTTTGATTTGTGTTACTATAGCAGCTGTCCAGCGCTCGTTGTTCAGGCTGGCCAGTCTCACATATTGCGCGGCTTTAATTGCTTTGTATCTTGTGTAGTTACCCTTCAAAGCGTAACACGCGCTGCATACAGAGTTTTTAATTTTTCTTAGCTTCGAACCTGTTTTGCATTCCCACGCTGGCAAGCTGTAACTTAGGCCAGGCATTTTTGACGTTCGAGTCATGGACCCGGTGATGGCTGCTGCTTCTTTAATCTTCATTGTTAAATTCCTCTGGCCGCTTCTCGTTCCTGATTAAATCTTTAACAAATCCAGGATATTCTTTTTTTAAATCTTCACCATAGCAACGCTGCCAGGCTTCAATTATTTCTTTTAATGTGTACATGTTTTCCTTTCTGTTGTACTGTTATATAATCCCATATGTAACAATTGTCAAGTGCTTAATGCTTAACGCTTATAATAATTCTACTTTAGAATCATTCTAAACTGGCATGACGCTTGACGCTTCGCGCTGCTTGGTGCTTTCATATACTAGCCCGCCCATCCTGATCAGGGAACACCGGGCCGGCTAGTCCAACATCGTCGCTACCCTTGCAGGTCACAGCTAACAAACAGGGAAATTGCCAGGGGCAAGATATGGTTGCCTAGTTGGTCATCATTCTATAATTCTTGATCCCAGAGTAGTCAATATAGCCTCGGTATCTTTATGCGCGCCTCTATCCGACCTAGAGCTCTATTGAATAGTGACTCTAACGTATTTCATTAACTACTCAGGGATCAAGACTAGTGTTTGTGTCGGAGCAACCCAGTTTCGTTCTAGTCAATAATCCTACCTACTTTTGCTGGTGTAGGTCCCATTAAGTTTTATAGTTTTGTTTCAGCGATAAAACTTCAAATGAGGCTGAGATGTAACTATATACTAGATAATCCCAGATGTCAAGAACTTTATTTAAAATAAATTATTTTTTTTTACTTGACTTTAAAATAA